CTCCCCCCGTAACTGGTGAAAATTCACTGTTCAATTTTAGCGGAAGATTCGATTCGCGCTGCGATAGAAGATTACCGAAAGAAAAAAGAAGCAAGGGCCGATGCATGATCTCAGTCACTGACATCGCAGCGGCCAAGATCCAGGCCAACATCCAGCGCCGAGGTCAGGGTTTGGGCATCCGGGTGGGTGTGAGGACTACCGGGTGCTCGGGTCTGGCCTATATCCTGGAATATGTGGATCAGGAACAAGGCGCACAAATCTGCACCCGACATTTTGATACCAATGGTGTGAGGGTGTATGTGAATCCTGAACATCTGGTCTATCTAGACGGCATGATCATAGACTACCAGAAACGAGGCCTCAACGAAGGATTTGAGTTCATCAACGAACGAGAAAAGGATCGCTGCGGCTGCGGCGAATCATTCCGAGTTTGATCACACCGAAGTACCAATATGCTCCGCTCGCCAGGGAGAACCAGGACGGGCAGAGGCTCTATGCCACTCCCGACGGTCGCAAACTACCGTCGGTCACAACTATCCTGGATCGTACCCGACCGGCTGAAAAACGCATTGCCCTGGAAAATTGGAAACGACGGGTAGGGCAGGAACGGGCCCAACAGATCACCACCGAGGCCGCCAATCGTGGTACCAGGATGCATAGCTATCTCGAGCATTGGGTGATAAACGGCACAGAGAAAGATCGCGGCACCAATCCTTTCTCCTGGCCCAGCCATGCCATGGCCCAGACCGTAATCGATCAAGGGCTTGGCAAGGTCACAGAATTCTGGGGCACAGAAGTGCCCTTGTATTTCCCTTCTATCTATGCGGGTACCACGGACTGCGTGGGCCGGCATCAAGGTGTAGAGGCCATCATGGATTTCAAGCAGACCAATCGACCCAAACGCACGGAATGGATCGAGGACTATTTCCTGCAGCTCGCGGCCTATGCAGAAGCCCACAACGAAGTGCATGGCACGAACATACGCAGAGGTGTGATCCTGATGTGTGTCAAACCCCAAACAGATGATCAGGGCAACATGCTGTCAGACCCAGAATATCAAGAATGGATCATCGAGGGCACAGAGTTTGATCAGTGGCGCCGTCGTTGGTGGGATCGTGTAGAGCAATACTACCGGAACCACGCATAAATACCCGATAACCGAGGTAAAACCGACATGGCCATAGTACAAGTTAGCCGCATCACCAATCGCAAAGGACTCACTGAGAACCTGCCTCAGCTGGCAGGTGCAGAACTGGGCTGGGCCACGGACAGCCGCAGGCTGTTCATAGGCAACGGTACCCTGGCCGAGGGTGCGCCCGTGATCGGCAACACTGAAATACTCACTGAGTTTTCCGACATCACTGTGTTGAGCTCCTACACCTATGAAGACATCGCGGTGGGCTATGCAGCGCAGACCGGACCCACGCCTTCGGACCCTGTGGTGCGTACCGTGCAGGCCAAGCTGGACGACTTCGCGGACGTGAGAGATTTTGGTGCGGTGGGCAATGGCCTAGCTGATGACACCGAAGCCATAAATCGCGCTCTCTATCAGCTCTACTGCCGGGAGACCAACACACAGATCCGTCGTGCGCTGTACTTCCCCGCTGGTACCTACAAAGTAACCGAATCAATCATCATCCCCACCTACGCCAAGCTGGTAGGCGAAGGCGCGGACTGCACCATCATTGAGCTGGAGGTGTCAGGCGACATCTCTAGCCTGTCGGCCTATGTGGCACGTTTTGGCGACAGCCTGCAGCAGACCGGGGTGAACATAGGCAACAACGGTGCTATCCCTCCCAGGAACATCGAGATCTCCTCCATGACCTTCCAGTCAGTACCTGTCACGGACATATTCTTCGTGGAAACAGCCACCCAGTGCTACTTTGATTCGGTGAACTTCCGTGGCCCTCTCACGCAGGCATCCATCACCACGGATCTGGCCACCGACAACATAGCGGGCGTGAGATTCAACAGCACCACCGCACTGGTCTGCAACCAGATCACGTTCGACAAATGCAGATTCACCGGGCTCACTTATGGCATGCGCACCGATGAAGAGATCACTGGCGTCACGGTGAGCAACTCCATGTTCCTCACGCTGTATCAAGGCATCAACCTTGGTACCGGCACACCCATCAACGGTGGTGCCACTGGATTCCGGGCGGTGCACAACATGTTCGATGATATCTACGCACAGGGCATCATCTATGACGATATCAGCTTGAACATCTCGGCCTACAATGTGTTCTACGCGGTGGGCAACGAATTCACATCCAATCCTGGCACTGCCGTGATCACGCTAGGCAACGACAACAATGTGTCTCTGAGCGATATGTTTGAGCGCAGCGATGCAGATGCCAATGTGTACCCCAGAGTGGAGATCTTGGGTGGCATCACCACCACGGGATCGCAGATCCAGCTGGGTAGATATGCCCGGCTCACTGGCCGTACTTATGTGTTGGATGACAATCAATCCTCGCCAGAAACCATTTTCTCCTGGAGCGCAGAGCAGAGCACGAGCTTCACCATGAGCTACAGCATCGAACGCAGCGGTCTATATCGGCATGGCTCCTTCAGGGTGGTGGCCTACAACGCCGACGAGAGCCTGGGCACCCTGAACTACACCGATGATTTCACGGAAAACGCCGATCTAGGAGTCACGCTCAGCGCCGCGCAGAGCGGCACCAGCATACTCGTGCAGTACACCACCACCAATACCGGTGACTCCAACGGTGGCACGCTGACTTATTCTATCGCGCATCTGGCCTGATGTGGTCAGAATCTTACGCCGACAGGCTCCGAGAATGGAACCTGCTGCGAGATCGGTGCCGCGATCTGCCTTTAGATCCGGCCTTGATCACCATCAATCAGTGGTGGCATGGCGCACCTCTCACCGTGCGCACTGTAATCTGGGAACATCATACCGATTGGCCTGATCCTTGGCGGCTGCTGGCCCAAGATCGGTTATGTGATCTTGCGCGAGCCCTGGGCATGCTGTATACTGTGATGATGACAGAACACTTTGAAATCGTAGATTGCCGGTTGGCGCAGACCGATCACGACAATTTAGTCCTGGTGAACCAGGGAAAATATATACTGAATTGGCACCCAGACCAGGTCTTAAATATCCCATCTCAAGCGCAGCAGGTTTGCAGATCTATAGATAGCATAGAGTTCGTCCATCACACAAGGTAAACCATGACCCAAATACAAGTTCAAAAAAGAGACGGCCGCCGAGAGCCGTTGGATCTGGAAAAACTGCACCGCGTGGTATTCTGGGCCACAGAAGGCATCACCGGAGTATCGGCTTCGGAAGTAGAAATCAAGAGCCACATACAGTTCGCAAATGGCATAGCCACTTCTGCCATACAGGAGACCTTGATCAAATCAGCCGCTGATCTCATATCCGAAGAAACACCCAACTATCAGTTCGTGGCCGGCCGATTGGTCTGTTATCATCTGCGCAAACAGGTCTATGGAGATTTCCAGCCCTGTCATGTGTTGGATCTGGTGAGAAGGAACGTGGCCGCGGGCTTCTATGACGCAGAACTGCTCACCGCCTACACTGAAACCGAATGGGATCGCATCAATGGATTCATACGACATGACCGCGACGAAGAGCTGACCTACGCGGCCATGGAGCAGTTCCGAGGCAAGTATCTGGTGCAGAATCGCGTCACCCGACAAATATTCGAAACACCGCAGATGGCCTATGCACTGATCTCCGCCACCTTGTTCAGCCAATACCCTCGTGAAAGTCGCATGATGTGGGTGCGCGACTACTATGACGCTATCTCCACGCACCAGGTGTCATTACCAACTCCTGTGATGGCTGGTGTGCGCACGCCCATGCGCCAGTTCTCGTCGTGTGTGCTGATCGAGACCGGAGACAGCCTGGATTCGATCAATGCCACGGCCTCCAGCATCGTGAAATACGTGAGCCAGAAGGCTGGCATTGGTATCGGTGCCGGCAGGATCCGTGCCCTGGGATCACCCATCCGCAATGGTGATGCTTACCACACCGGCGTTGTGCCTTTCTACAAGATGTTCCAGGCCGCCACGCGATCATGCAGCCAAGGCGGCGTTCGTAACGGTGCTGCCACGCTATACTACCCCTTATGGCATCTGGAAGTGGAAGATCTCCTGGTGTTGAAAAACAACAAAGGCACCGAGGACAATCGCGTGCGCCACATGGACTATGGTGTGCAGTTCAACAAGGTCATGTATGAACGCCTGCTGGCCAACGGGGATATCACCCTGTTCTCGCCGCATGATGTGCCGGAAATGTATGATGCATTTTTTACCGACGTGGATCGTTTCCGCGAGCTGTATGAGGCCGCGGAGCGCAACACCCGCATACGCAAGAAGCGTGTCAAGGCCATGGAATTGTTCACTGCGTTCCTGCAGGAGCGCAAAGACACAGGCAGGATCTATCTCATGAACGTGGATCATGCCAACAGCCATGGCAGCTTCCGACCAGAGATAGCACCCATACGGCAAAGCAATCTCTGCTGTGAGATCGACCTGCCCACTCGGCCCTTAGACGATGTAAACGATCCCAATGGAGAGATCGCGCTGTGCACCTTGAGCGCCATCAACTGGGGTGTGTTCCGCGATCCAGAAGACATGGAACGCGCCTGTACCCTGGCCGTGCGTGGCTTAGACGCCCTCTTGAGCTATCAAAACTATCCTATCTTCGCCGCCCGCATCGCTACAGAAAACCGTAGACCTCTGGGCGTGGGCATAATCAACCTGGCCTACTGGCTGGCCAAAAACGATCTCTCCTACACAGATCCTCGCGCCCTCCCCGTGGTAGATCGCTGGGCCCAGCACTGGAGCTACTACCTTATCAAAGCTTCAGTAGATCTTGCAGAAGAACGAGGGGCCTGCACCAAATCGAACGAGACTCGATATCATGAAGGCATCTTGCCCGTGGATACCTACAAACGAGATGTGGACGAACTGGTGCCACATCAAGATTGCGTGGATTGGGAAGGCCTGCGCCTCCGCCTGCGTGAACATGGTATCCGCAACAGCACACTCATGGCTCTGATGCCGGCTGAAACATCAGCCCAGATCTCCAACTCCACCAATGGTGTGGAACCACCGCGCAGCTATGTGAGCGTGAAACAAAGCAAGGATGGAGTGCTGCGCCAGGTAGTGCCCGAGTATCGGCGGCTCAAGAACAAGTATGAGCTGTTATGGAACCAACGCAGTCCCGAAGGCTATCTCCGGATCATGGCCATCTTGCAAAAATACATAGATCAAGGCATCTCTGTGAATACTTCTTATAACCCACAGCACTACGAAGACGAAAAGATACCCATGAGCGAGATGCTGAAACACATGATCATGTTCTATAAACTGGGTGGCAAGCAGTTGTATTATTTCAATACCTATGATGGATCAGGCGAGATCGATGTGGACCGCCTCAATCAGCGCCAGGTCCTGATAGAACCGGTAGATGTCACGCTACAGGCAGGGCAAAATCAGCGCATCGAGGATGATTCCTGCGATAGCTGCAAAATCTAACACACATAAGACCGATCCATGACAGTATTGAATCTCCGCAAGAACCGCGATCATACCACCAGCCTGGCCTTCCTTGATCCTCAAGGAGGCGTGGGCATGCAACGCTATGATACCTTGAAGTATCGACAGTTCGAGAAACTCACAGACAAACAGCTGGGATTCTTCTGGCGCCCAGAAGAGGTTGATGTGCTGCGTGACGCAAAAGATTTTAAGGATCTCACAGACTGGGAACGACACATCTTCACTGCCAATCTCAAGCGACAGATCTTGCTGGATTCGGTGCAAGGCCGTAGCCCCAATCTCGCATTCTTGCCATTGGTGAGCCTACCCGAACTAGAGACCTGGATCGAGACCTGGGCATTCTCAGAGACCATACACAGCCGAAGCTACACACATATCATTCGAAACGTGTATGCAGATCCGGGCCGGGTGTTTGATGAGATGTTAGAGATCGAAGAGATCGTGGCCTGCGGTCACGACATCTCCAGATACTATGATGATCTCATCCAATACAGCACTTGGTACCAGATGTTGGGCGCAGGGTCGCACACCGTGAATGGTCAGACCATGGAGATCGATCTATATGAACTCAAGAAAAAGCTGTGGTTGTGCCTGGCCTCGGTCAATGTTCTCGAGGGTATCAGGTTCTACGTCAGTTTCGCGTGCTCCTGGGCGTTCGCAGAGCTCAAGAAGATGGAGGGTAACGCTAAGATCATTAAGTTTATCGCCCGTGATGAGAATGTGCACCTGGCCAGCACCCAACAACTGCTGAAACTGTTACCTCAAGATGACCCCGACTATCAGCGTATCCGGGCAGAATCTGAACCAGAAGTGATACAGATGTTCCAAGATGCCGTAGATCAGGAACGACAGTGGGCACACTATCTTTTCCGTTCAGGCAGCATGATCGGACTCAATGAACAACTGCTGTCCGACTACATCGAATGGATCGCCAACAAAAGGATGACTGCCATCGGTTTGCACGGTCCATACCGAGGCGGCTCCAATCCCTTGCCCTGGACCCAGAAATGGATCGCCGGTGCAGATGTGCAAGTGGCACCACAAGAGGTAGAGCTAAGTTCTTATATCATCGGTGGAACTAAACAAGATGTAGACTCTAACACTCTCGCAGGATTATCATTATAATGTTAACCATCTATTCAAAAACAGTTTGCCCCTATTGCGTGAATGCCAAAAATTACCTCAAGGCTAAAGACATCCCCTTCCGGGAGATCAACATCGAGCAGGATGCGGAAGCCCGTGAATTCATCCAGAAACAGGGCCTGCGCACAGTGCCCCAGATCTTCATGGACGGCAAGATATTCGTGGAGGGTGGTTGGTCAGGCCTAAGTAAGATGAGCGCAGAAGAAATCTGGTCCGAGATCGATCTGCGTGATTCCTTGGCAGATCAAAAACTATGAATCTAAAAACCGACGAAATATACACTTTCAAGCTGATCACCGGCGAAGAGTTGGTGGCTCGGGTGCAAGAAATCAATCCCGATCACATGATTATCGCACATCCCATTCTCACCGTGTTGAGCCCTCAAGGGCTACAGATGATGCCGGCGTTGTTTAGCTCAAACCAGGACCGAAACGTCCGGCTAAATAATTCCAGTTGGGCCATGATCGCGGACACCCGCGATGACGTGCGCGACAGTTGGATACAGGCCACCACAGGCATCGCACCTGTGCGAAAGTCTATCATAACTGGCTAACATGCCGCACAGGTTCGTGATCATGATCTCGGGCCAGCTGCATGAATACACCAGATATGAAGACATACCTGCGCTGTTTGATCATGTAATAGAGTTCTGTCCCGAAATCCCGCCAGGCCCGCATACCCCGGAACAGCATAGAGAAATCGATGCCTGGGTGCCACGGTTTGAACGATTGATGGAGATAGAGCATGCCCGCAGCAGCAAGATTAGGTGATCTAGGAGTACCGCATTGCGGTCCCTACGTGATTGCCACAGGCAGCACCGATGTCGTGATCAACGGCCGCCCTGCGGCCCGTGTAGGCGATGTTTCTACACCGCATCTTGTACCGGCAAGAATTTGTTTCACACATGTAGCACCTATAGTTGTCGGATCAACTTCGGTAGTGATCAATGGCCGTCCGGCTGCGTTCGTGGGATCGTATCTGGCAGGATGCACTCTCGTGGCCACTGGTAGTTCTGATGTGATCATAGGACTCTAGCATGAGTTGTGGAGGTCCTCTCAGTGCAGTGATGAGCATAGCCGGCGCAGGGCTCCTTCCTGGTGCCGGTGCCATAGCAGGTCTGGGTTCCAGCCTAGGTGTGAGTTCGGCCCTCACCAGCGCATTAGGCAGTTTCAACGCCCTGCCCATCGCAGGACAGTTTAGCAACATTGTCAGCTCGGCTTCGGGTATTTTAGGCGGTGGTACTTTCTCCAGTCTCCAGACCCTGGGTGCCAATATCTTTCCTGCACTGACCAATGCCATACCAGGCGGATTTTCGAGTGCTCTCAATGTGCTAGCTCCGGGCGGTGGATTTGGTGGAGGATTCACAGGTCTTATCTCACAGACTGCATCAGGCATCATGGGATCAGGAGATCTCACCCGGTTTGGCCAGATCTTCAATTCTGCACAAGGCTTTGTGGG